CTCTTCTTTTCGGCGCTCCAATACTTTTCTTTGTCGACAGGAACTCTTCCTGCCTGTTTCTCGTTGATTGTCATTTGAGAGAGTTGCTCTGGCGAGCGGTAATCGCGAGCGGCTGAGAGGGCTGCTGGGGTTGCGCGAGACGCAATCGCCATCTGGTTCATTTTTGGAGACGCAGGGCCCATCATCATTGACCCGCGCATCCCCGGCTGCATCATGTTGTCACCTGAACGCATTTGCTCAACAAGCCCGGGATTCATAGCGAGCTCTTGATTCCCGGCCAACTGCTGCTGCTGTTGGCGCATGAGCGTGTCTTGCCGGTTCTGGTTGACTTGCTGGATTTTTTCACGGAAAGCCTGCTGATCCTGTTGCAGTTTCAGCTTTTCCTGAAAATCCATCCTGTCTTGTATCCGGTTGACCCCAGAACGGATACCGCTCCACATTCCTTGTGCCATGTCGTTATCCCTTTAACTTGATTTTATGCTGTTCCACAAACCGCTTGCCATTGAATTGCCAAACCCGCCACTCTGCCCCATACCAAAGAAACCTCCGAGCAGATCAGTTCCAAGCCCCCACTTATTTGACGTCTCTTGCGCCTTCATAGCGTCTTGCTGTGCGCGATAGTTCTGCGCCATCTGTGACGACGTCTGGGCTCTCCCGGCCAAAGCAAGGTTCTGATTAAGCAGGTTCTCTTGCTGCATCTGGTCGAAGCCCATCTTCTGCTGATCGTATCCGTACTGAGCCTGAAGCATCGCGTTGCGCTCGCCTCTTGCGGCTTCAGAATTGCCGTAATCAAACTGGAATTGCTGATTCTGGTAATCGCGGTCAAGCCCAGCGTTGGTCGTGTCTGCTTTCCACTTGTCAAGCTTCTGTTGCCTATCAAGGTCTGCTCTCTGTAGGCCGAAATCAGCGCCGAACTGACGATCCTGTCGGTTGGCAGTATTGGCAAACTGGCTATCTTGGCGGTTAGCTGTATTTCCGAACTGTAAATCTTGCCTGTTGGCCGTGTTGGCGAATTGTCGATCCTGCATATTGGCGGAGTTCCCGTACTGCAAGTCCTGCTGCTGCTGGCCGTACCTTGTGGCTGCGGCACTCGCGGCGTTCGCGGCGCTCGCGTTCATAAATTCCCTGTTTACTCCTTCGTTGGCCTGCTGGCTCATCACTGAAGAACCATACATCCCAGAGTTCCCCATATATCCCCTCAAGTCGCGTGAGCCCCTTTCGTAGGCATTTTGTGCGGCTATCTCCCCGGGTTTCTGAAGGGCCGACTGCAAGGCGTTGTAATCCCCGCCCATCATCCCGTTGTACCCTTTCTGCTGGTACGCTGGGGCTCCCTCGTACTTGGTCGCCTGATATTCTGGGCCAGTTTTATACTGTTCTGGAATAGCGGCTGTACCTAGTGTGGCGTTGCCCACTTGGCCGGGGAATTGCTCCGACCAATATTCAGGATCTTGGCTCTGGTACTGATCACCCCAAAATCCGGGCATCTGCCGAGGGTTCTGCATTTGCTGATCGATCAGGGCTGCGGCATTGCCTAAGCCTTTCGCTGTTGCCGGGTCGCCTTCCATTGGCGGGTTCGGGTAAGGCGGGTTGTATTCTTTTCCCACAGGGGAAGGATTAATCGGGGCTGGGTTAAGGGCTGGCCCTGCATTACGATCCATGCCGTAATTGCCACCCCAATCGTTGTTCCACGTCTGGTCGCCGCCGCCCCAGACCATTTTACCTAATCCGGAAGTGTCCCAGCCGGGGTTGCCAAGCTGTTCGTTGGACATGTTTCCATAGTCGCCATAGTTCCCGATCCCGAAAGTCTGGGCGTCCTGTGGGTTCGCTTTGTTCCGTAGCGACAAAGTCCTGTCGCCATCGCCACCGGAATAATTATACTGGTAAGCGTTTGAGCCGGAACCTGCATCCATCCAGCCTTGACCGCCAAATTTATTAGATGCCCGGAGAACGTCGCTGCCGATATTCTTGTAGTTGTCGTTCGTGGCGTTCCACGCATACGGCTTATTCGATCCTGAGCTGTCTTGATTTATCATTTTTTTACCCTCTTATAGTCCCATCATATCATAATCTATCGGAATTGGCTTGTAGTTGTCACCGTTTGGCAATTCGGGTCGGACGTAATCAGCATATTTTGAAGTGTCAAGGAATTGTTGGCTGTTGTCCATCATCCGGTTCATTTCGCCGGTTTTAACTAAACCGCTGATATTTGGTTCAGCCCTTGTCCCCATAGTGTCCTGCCCTTTGTAATCCCCGTGTTGCGCCCCTGTGATGAAATCAGACTCAAAGTTGACACCGTTCACGCTTACGTCATGGGCGAAAACATCGTTCACGAAAGAATTATATTGCGTCCTTGAGTATAAACCTATATCCTCTGCCTGTTTGTCGTAAGATGGGCGCGTATCGTCGCCCATCCCCAAAACACCCATCGAGTTATCGTAAGGTGAACCACCATTCGCCAGAACGTAATCATCGTAAGATTCCACACCAGAATACCCGGCTATATCGTCGATGAAGTAGTACGCCCCATCTTTTTCGACCATCGTGCGTGTTCCTCCAATCTGGTTGGGGTGGAGATCGTATTGCCCGTTGTCTTTATAAAAAGCATCATCGGAATAACCCTGCTCTGCGGCATCGTCAAGACTATCTTTGAACCCGACGTTCATAACCGTTGAGCCGTTAGCTCCTTCTATTTGGTTTCGCATATAAGGGTGGAAGTAATCATGGACACGGCCTTGCGATCTGGCGAAACTACCAATCCCCATTCCGACATCAAACGCAGCTTTAACCCAGCCAAATCCCGGGACAAAGTATGCCCCGACGCCAGCGGCTAAGTCAGCGCCGCCTTTACCTCCGGAGCCTTGTGACAAGCCGTAAATGCCATTTGCAATCCCGGCACCTGCAACAAATTTACCGGCACTATCCATCATGCCCCCAGCACTATCCATCATCCCGCCGCCCTGCTCTACTATCTCATCAGCGACCCCGCCCATATCAGACAGGCCACCAGCAAGTCCAGCATTTGAAGCAAGGCCCATGCCTTCCTGTAGGAGAGAGCCAGAGTTCATTAAACCTTGCTGTGTCACCCATTCGGCCTCAGTCAGCCCAAGAGGGTTGCTCGGGTCGTAAAGAGTGCCTTGATAACTGTCCGGGTTGAAAACGGGGTTAGAAGTGTCTGCTGTGCCTGTCAGCGTCCCTTGATAATTGCTTGGATCGGTAACAGGGTTATTGTTTGGTAACTCAGCATCAGTGAGCGTCCCTTGATAGTGAGCGGGGTCGTAAGGATCGGCCCCTGTATAATTTGGCGCCGGGTTACTTACATGCGGTGGTTCCTGATATGTCGGGCCAGCAAACCCATCTTTGATCTGATCATAAGCATCTTTGGCGTCACCTAAAGATGGGAGCTGTGGCCCTTGAGCTGGCGGCTGTGCCTGCTGTGGGGCCTGCTGTGGCATCATCGAAGGCTGAGGTTGAGGCATTGGCTCTGGCTGCATCATTTGCCCCTGTGGCTGTAGTTCTTGCTGCCGTGGCATTAAACCGCCACCCATCGCCTGCCCGGTGTAAGGATCCCAGCCGGGTTGCCCCTCGAATTTGAAAAATCCTTTCATTAACCGTTCACCATGCTGAGGTTTGCGTTAACATAATTCAGCCCTACTCTGCCGGAGTTCGTGATCAACTCGAAGTAAAAATCTTTCTTCCTTACCCTGTTTCTGATTGACAACGTCTGACTGTTGATGTCTGCTGTGTATAAATCCATCGTGGCATCGTATAGATCCATGTCTGCATCAAACAAATACCAACCGGGGGCGTCCAAACTGAATTTCTTAATGATCGTTTCGCTGACCTCAAGCCTGCCGCTGCCTTCCGCTACATGGACGACATTCAGGTAACTTTTCTTGAGAAGCATTTCGCCCGGCATCGTGTAAGTCTTTGATCTCACTCGGCTCTCATAGTCTTTCGTGGTTGTCCTCGTTGGGGAGTCAGGAAGACCAGAATCAACCCACTCGTAAATGTGGCCATTTGACCCACCCCAAACAGGATCGTTGTTGTAGTCGCAACCCGAGACAATATTTATGCCAGAAGAAAGCCCGTCGAAATAAGTAAACCGGCCAGTCGAATGATGGAAAGCGTAAATCCTCCCGGAGCAAATACAGGCAAGAATGTCATAGGATGGCAAATATCTCAACATTGAGGGGGAATACCCGTCTCTGTCGAGCTGAACCAGTCCGGGGTTTATTTTCTCACCGGCATTGATCATTTTCAGGTCGCCATATTCTTGAATACCGGCCACGCCACGAAGCTCGCTGTCTTCATTGATATACATAACATTGTTAGGTATCGGGGTTATCAATAACGGCCCGGTAGCCGAAGAGTCAGCAATCAAGTTCTGAACTGACCATCCAGTAGAAGGGCCGCTGACGTTTACCCGGTAAAGGAACCTGCGCCCCTTCCCGACCTTTGACACGATAACATCTTGGCCTAGAACGGCGATCCCGTTGACTGCCATATCGTCACCATAACCGGCGCGGAGGCCGACGGCGTTTGCGGCGGTGTCCCAATCGGTTTCGTCTTCAGGCCCAGACAAATAAATAGCATCTGGGTCGTCGTAGTCGTTAATTACAACCCGGTTTGCAACCTCAGAAATAACATTTGGCTGCATTGCAGGAGTCGTGCCACTGTCAAGAATGGTCGTAACTGTCGCTGTTACCGTGTTCCCGTCCCAAGAATAGAGCCCTGAGCCGTCAGCGAACAACAACTTGTCATTGAAATTAAGGAAGCTTGCGGTGCTGGAAAGTGAAGACAGTTCGACGAATGTTCCGAAAGTCCCACTGGCAGGGGCGAGATCGAGAGCGTAAAGCTTCCCGTTAGCACAAGAGCACATCAGGTAATCTTTGTATGGGTGAAGGTTGTTGATAGCGCCGGGGAGTGGCGTGGCCGTGTAGCATCTGAACGGCGGCCGAGTAGTGATTACCCCGTTGCTGGGCGAGTAGATCATGTTGTACGCCGACGATAGCTCGTTGTCAGCGATAGCATGAGGAGGTAACGATAAGTTTAACCCGCCTGACGGATTAAAGCTTAACGGGGTGATCTGCTTTGACTTAGTGCTTGAAAATCCCATTATTTCCTCTTAGAAACTGTGACTACGACCCCTTCGGTTTTACCTTCCTGAATGTCCGGGAAAATACTCTTGAGGTGGGCCACCTGCTTATCGAGCCCACTCAATCCCTTCTGCGGCTCTTTGGTCGAAGATGCTTTTCCCTTTTGTTTCGCCATGGTATTTCCTTATATTCTGAGAGTAATCATCGAAAGATGGGCCGATCTTCTCATGAGTTGAGCCAAATGACCCAGCCATGGCAGAGTAAACCTTTTCCTGTTTCGGAAATCTAAGCTTGTCTTTCAACGAGGAGAAGTCTGTACTCTTGCTGTCAAAAATGTCAACCCCAAAACGCCCGGCACCCTTGTCTACGATGTTATATTCTGAAACATTGAGGTTCTTCAAGAGCGACTGGATGTCGTCAAGGCTCAACCCGTCTTCAAACTCTCCGGTTAATCTGATCCCTTCGATTGCGTCAGGCAGGCTTTTCTTCAGGGATTCATCGCCCATTGCAAAAACCATGCGCTGATGATTCATCGTGCCAATCTCGCTCAGAGCGGCCATTGCGGCGTCAGGAGGGCCACTAAATTGCATTGTTATGCTGTGCTCGATGTCTCCGCTCGTCTCGCTCGGGAAGTTCGCCAGCGAAGGAGACAAACCTTTGATCTTTAGTTCGGGATAGCTTTTCTTGAAAACCTGCTCGATCTGTTTTGCGAATTTCGGGAACTCTGTATTCTGCACTTCTTTTACGCCAGACAATGTTTCCGGGAGCATCCCTTTCGATTCGACCACGTTGGAAATCCCAGCGTTGAATGTCATTTCTGGGGTTGCTGGCAGGTTGTCGAAGGAATAAGAGATCCCTTTCTTTGGGTCAGATAACCCACGGAAGCCCATTTCCTTAAGCGCGTTGTCGAACGCATTTCCGACTGAACCGTCGGTAACGCCCCAGCCTCCCTCACTGCTCTTCAGATATTCATTCTGAGAGTCAGCCAAACCTTTAGGAACGCCCTTGCCGAGGTCGAGAATGTTTTCCGGCATTTCGACGCCGTAGGTTTTCGGATTGAGTGAAGCGACGGTCGATTCTGGCTGCGTCTGGGTATTGTAAAAGTAAGCTCTCGGAGAGTATTCGTTTCCTTCTACTGAAGCATCGATCCTTGCGCCTACATCTTTATTTGAGTATGTATTCTGTGCGCCCATAGGCGTCGGAGTGATCCCTTCCGGCCGTGCAGGATTCTTTCTGAGGTGGTAGCCGCCTTGAGGCTCTGCCATCATTTCTCTATTCTCTGGCGACAGTCTTGATTCCATCATTTGCTGTGGCCCGGATTCGGATGGGCCCATCATGCCCTGCATGAGCAGTTCCTCCCGAGGGACATCTAAGTCGTCATACGGGAACATTTCTGCCCTCTGCTCAGGAGAGTAATCCATCCGCTTCTGAGTCATTCTCGCTTCAGCTTCGCCGTGAAGCCTGTGGTAAGTGTCTAGAGGATCACCTTTCAGTTTGTCGTAATGCGCCGCGTTGTTAGTGATTTCCTCTGGCGAAAACAACCCACGTTCAATCTCGTCAGCGTAAGACTTCATGTCTGCGTGTTCGTCCATGCCTTTGTAAAACTCTGCGGCCTCTTTCGGGGTTATACCTTTTTCGGACGAAAGATCGAGCAGTTCCTTTCGCAAATTCCATTCATTGCTCAGTTTGTCTGTAAACTTGAACTGGTCAGGGCTGCCTCCCGGAGCAAAGCCTTCGTCCATCTGGACAGAATGTTGCAATTCGTGCGCGGCGATGTCGTCGAGTTGCCCCGGAGCATTTAGTTTTGAGTTGAGCGAAACGCCTGTGCTTGAGTTCGTGCCGCCGACATCTGGGCCCAAGTCAGCAAAGGTTAAAGGTTTGTGCGCGAGATCTGGATAATTATCAAATAAGGTCGGGTGATCGATTGCATCGCCGACTGAAGTTTCTTCAAATTGAGGAGCGTCGCCAAGATATTTCTTCCATTCTTTTTCTGCCAAGAAATACTCATGGGGGGTGATCTCCCCGTTCTTCAATCCTTCTGCGGCGGCGTCCATCCTTTCTTGTGATCGGGCCTGCATCTTGTCAAAGTGTTCTTTCGGGCCAGTTACTTTTAACTGCTGATCTGACGTTTCAAATCGCCACTTGCCATCGTCGCCACGGAACCAGCCAGTATTTTGCCATACAGCTTTTTCATCTAACCCGAGCTGCATCATCTGCTTTGCTTCTGCAAGTTTCGCTAAGTCGGCCCCACCAGCGTTCGGGCCGAGAAACATCCCTATATCGTTGCCGAGGGCTCGCTTACCTACTTCGGCGCCGGACGACGCAAAACGGTTGACGTGCGGCTCAAAATATTTACCGGCCATCATAGGCAGGGCAACGCCCGCGACAGTATTCAAGATCGGGTTGTTCCCGGTGTAATCCTCTATTGCGTCCAGCGCAGTTCCGACAATAGGTTCTGACGCCATCATTCCGGGGATCATCCCTAACGCGGTGCCAAGCCCAGAGGTTAACGCTCCGGCACCAAAGCCAGCAACGACATTGATGGGGTCGACGTTAGGAGCGACAAGCCCTTGAGAGTCGGCCCTCTGGATTTCTTCGGCGCTCAGTTGCCCGGCATTACCAATAGTCGGGCCCCCAGCGTAAGGGTCTGGGACAGTTCCGAATACTTCTTGATATTTCTCCGCGAGTGTCTGCATTTACGATTCCAAGTGGGCGCGTTGTGGGGTATTCCTATTATACATCATAAGCAGTTGACTTTCAACGTCTCCTAAGATTTGAGCGTCTACCGATAAGTCAAACTCGTCAACATTTTTGCATAGATATGAAGCGTAAATGATTATAGCATCCCAGATTTGATCGCCGTAAATTACAGCCTCAAGAGTGTCTGTTTCTCTCTGGTACATCGGGAAGTAATAGAAGGCAAGTTCTGTGCCAACAGGTATATTGCTACTGATCACAAAATTCTCACCCGCGAGACGCCAGAGCCCGTCACCCTTTTCTGAGACCCGTTCCCATGTGTCGTCAGTCGCGAACTCTACAAATTTGCTGGTGTCTCTGCGGTAAAGCCCCTTCTGGATCATAAAATCATCCGGGAGAGCTATCTCTGTGACGCCGGATTCCACGGTGTAGACCACTGATTTAATCGCGAAATTTAATTCGTTTCTGATGATGATCTCATGGATGCGCTTCATCGCTCTGTTGACGAAGCTCATCAATTTTAGATCGCTCCACTCAGTCTTGTCTTCGTCTGACAGCTCAATACGCAATTCAGTTAACAGGTCAAAAAATGAGATTGTAGACATTTTTACCTCGACGCTTTGGGATCGACATCAAAATCCGGTGAGTGTTTCAATAAGTAATCAAGCTGTTCTGGATCAAGATTCATCGCGTGTTTGTCTTCCGTAAAAGTACCATCTGGCATAAAGAAAGGGATTACTCCGACCACGCGGCACTCTTTGGCGAAATCTTTTTTGAGCCCAGACTTGTTGACTTGTTTTACCATCCTTGCGAAAGCACGAACGCCCATTGTGTTCATCTTGATTTCTTGCTTGACGCCGGTAACTTCCCCGGCATCGTTCGTAAATACTTCAAGATTGTCCTGTAACATGATCCCTCTATAAATGGAGTTTGCCCCCGGTGGCAATTTCTCACCACCGGGGGCGGGGGTTAGTGATCAGGGATGAGCGACCCTGATCAAACTCAGGTTGGCGTTACTCTCGCGTAAATGTCTCCACACTTAGCGGCTGCCTTCTCTGAATGAACCTTCAGGGCCATTTCGCCAACAGTGTAATATTTCTGACTGTCGCCATCTTTGGCCAGCTTGTCGGTCTTCCAGTTACGCAACCAAGCGATTGACATCTTGCCCGGATCATACAGATAGGCCGAAGTGTAATCTTTGGCGGTATCCGTAGTCAAGGCCACATAACGGTCGATTACGACACGAATACGGCCAAACGGGGTTTCGAGTACCAAGACTGCCATGACGAGAGTTTTCAGGGCTGCATCGGTATTAACCGTAATGCGGCTGTTGTCGTCCCATCCTGCAATCTGTTTGGCGGTAGACGATCCGACGAGAAGGACTTGCTCATCATCCTCACAGGCGTCGAAAATGCTTTCCGACATATCCATCAAAATAGTTTCGGTGAACAGGTTGGTGTTTGCCTTTGACGCAAAGGTGAAATCGTTGGTGGCAATGAAACCTTCCATCCCCATCATCTGACGTTCTGTAGCCGCCGCGCCCGCTGCCTTAGTGGCGTTGTTGATAGCGGCATACTCAAGCTCGGTGTTCAGATACTTAAGCGATTTGCCAAGCTGATACTTGCTGGATTTTGCCCGGCCAATAGTATTGACGGCTTCCTGAGTACCAGTGACCTTGAACGTATCGTCCATGATCTGAGTGTAGTTGTTCAGTCGAGACGGAATGTCCCGGACGGTGGCAACTGCGTCTGCTCCTTCAACTGACTTGTTGGCGCCAGTCGGAGCTTTGATCTCATCTTCGAGCCATTCGGTTAAGGTGTTTTCCGCTTTACTCTTGCCGATTGAGGCGATAAGCGGGGTTTTGTACGGTGAAATGTTCTGGATAACCCCGTCTACATCTTCGTAGATCGTAGTCTGCATTGCAGATGGGTTATAGGTACTGGTTAATACGTCAGCCATGATAAAGCCCTCTAATATTTAGGCAAAACTGGCATCGGCAACAGCATTGTCAAGAAAATCACCAAGTGTTTTAGAGGTAACGCGGCCACTCGAAATATCACGCAAAATTTTAGCCTTCTGCGCTACTCTCGGGTCTGCCTTTGGGATTGGGGCTGATTGCCCTGCACGTTCAAGGACTGGCGTTCTCGTCTGCCTCACTTTGGTTTGGGCTGGCTGAGTAGGGGCTGGTTGGGCCGTCGGTTGAGTTGGCGCTGACTGCAAACCTTGCTGTCGCGGCGCCTGCCGTTGGACGACCATGTTCCTTGCCTGCTCGTAAACGTGCCGGAAATAAAGAGGATCAGTTTTAAGCCGGGTAAGCTCGATTTCGCGATAAGTGCGGCCTTGTGGGTCGCTCATATCAACTACGTTCGCGCTCGCCTCAACTTTGCTGTCGAGTAGCTGCTGAACCTGCGGCCGGAGAGGATCTTTATTAATCACCTCCACGGTTTCTCGGATCAGCGTTTCGGTTTTAGCCTGCCGCTCCTGCTCTTTAACCCTTGCGTCTTCCTGCCGGATCTCCTGCTTCGTCTCGTATTTAATCCGTTCAATCGGATCATCAGGGACAACTTCTTCATGCTGCTGCGTCTGCGGTTCTGCGGGTTGTGGTTTATTGATCTTGTCCACGAACTGTTCGACGGTACGGCGAATTTCTGCCGCGTGATCCATCTTTTCCTGAGCGGCACGAGACGCGCCAGTCACAGTACGATGAACAAACTGCTTCTGGTCAGCCGGTAGAGCGTTGAAATGTTCCTGCTCGTCCATTGACCAATTTGTAGGCGCGGTTTCCCATGCTTCGGGTTGTGCGGCCGGAGCAGAAAGAGCGGGCTGCCCTAACTGTTCTGACTGCGTTTCTTGTTCAGGGTCAGAAGAAATCACCGGTTCTGGCTCTGCCTTAACTGGTGGCTCAAACACCCCATCCATTTCCTGCTCTAGCAAGTCTGCTGGGCTTAAGTCTTCCTGCTGGGCCACTTCGTCCGGGCTTGGGTCTAAGACCTGCTCGCCGTCCGGAAGTGCGCTTGGGTCAACTTGTGCTTCCTGCAATACTGCGTCCATCTAATTCACCCCTCATCTGATTGTTTATCTTGACCTGATAGCCAAGTTTACCTCTGGTTCGGGCCAGCTCTTTTTCGAGTTCTTGGACTTTGTCAGCCTGTTTCTCGTCAATGATAGCTTGCTTCTTTCCAGAGTACCCTAAAAGCAAAGTTTGCATAAAATTACACCATTTCCCAATCCTCCGAAAGCATGTCCGTTTGGCTCGCGAGCCACGGGACTAAACTCAACGGGGCATCTGGGTTTTCTGTTCTGAGCCCTGTAGTGTCAATGTAGATGTAAGGGCTCGACATTTTGCTGTGCTCGTCAGGGACTTGCAGTTCGATGAAAATCCCTCTACCGTTCCACCCTTTTCTTGCACAGCGCCTTCCGTTCTTTAGTGCTCGTATTACATCGCCAAAATCCATAAAATTACACCATGTGCGGCGGCGGTGGCTGAAAGTCACTCGAAAGCTCATCCCTTGCGACTTTGCCAGCGTCCACGCTGTGTTTGATTAAATTGACAAACTCATAAAGAGCTAACCGCTTGTAGGCAACCGCCTTGAATAAGTCTGTCTGCTCCGGCCCGAGATTCATAACTTCCTGCTCATATTTTGCAAAAAGAATATCGAGCGTCTTCTTCAAGGTTGCGTTGCGTTGGAGCTCTTTCGCCTTGTCTCCCCACTCAGCCAACTTGAGGCGCTGCTGATCCTCCGGAAGCTGGCCCGGCTGGGGCTGGTTGGCCTCCGCCTCCGGGTGGTTGTCCTCCTTGAGCCATGGGCCCTTGATTACTCGGCCCGGCTTGTCCTTGCTCTCCATTCATTACCCCCTGTATTAATTGCTGCGCTGCTTCGGGCGGTATGCCCTTTTGCTCAAGCTCTTTCTGAATAGCTTCAGGCGGTGCACCCTGCGATAACAACTGCTGCACGAACTGCATCACCTGTTGTTTCTGCTGCTCCTGTTCCTGCTGCTGCTGCTGTTGCTTCTGGTTGAACTCTTCTTCAGAATAATGCAGATCAGACATATCCATATTCAGGAAGGCCGCTTTCTTGTCGGTCGCCCGGATAATATGGGTTGGGTCGCCGATCCCCATCTGAATCCCGACCTCAGTCATAAATCGGATGTGCTGATCCATGATCTGTGCTTTCTGCTGGTTCTCGTTTACTCCAACGCCAACATCAATCTTGAAGAAGTATTCTCCACGGAAATCGATCTTGTCGATGAAAACGTCTCCACCAACTGCTCGCTGACCATCTTCCGGAGTGTGATTTCGAAAAATATCAAGCACCCGACGAAGGACTTTCTCGAACGTCCGGGACAATCTGAGAGCATACAACCGCTGACGCTGCTGCGTGACCGTGAGCTTCATTTCCATCGCTGCTGCCGTCTTGTTGGCAGCCTGCCGATCTAAACCTTGCGCCGCTTCAGAAACGCCGCTGTGACGGTCAATTTCGCCGCTCACCTGATCATAAGCCTTAAACATGAACTGATTGGGAGCTCCAAAGTCAATCGGCTCGACATTCCCCAATTTGTCAACTCTCGCAGTATCACCGGGCACCCACTTCCGGAGCGCGTTCTGGGTGGGAACGTCGGTCGTCAACCATCCACGCTTAGTCGAAATCAGGCTTGCATCCTGAATCCCGCGCTGTAAATTCGTGGCGACCCGCTGCCAGTCTTCCATAATCGAACAGAAGTTGTATCCGAGCATTTCGTGGGGCTTCTTCATAACCACGCCAAGCTCGAAAGGGGCCGTCATGTATTCGTTCTCAACCGGGTCTTGCAGTACGACATCTTCACACATTACGACGATGGCGCTCTCAAGGTAGCCGTCGCCGTCAATGTCCATTTCAACGTAACATTCCCAGATTTCAACATCGGCATTGGCAATAACCATATCATCCGCATAGGTGATCTCGGATGGCACTTCAAGCCCGCTGGCCTCGAACAAGGCCGCAATCTCGCCCGACGTCTCCGGGTTGTCAAACCGTGAGGCTATCTTTGCCTTGACCGCCTCATAACTTCCCTTTTTGTAAATTCCATCGCGCTCTTTAGTTTTGATGTAGTCGAGGGTTCGCTTCGGAACGTGAGCAACCAACGGACAATTTTCCAGTTTCGCATAACCGGCAGACATATAAAATTCAGTAGGCGGTACACACTCGACAACCGGGCCTTTGTAGTCCTGTATTCTTTGGCGTACTTTGATATTTTCATAGTTCATCACCGTTGTTCCGTCAAGCGGGTTCTGCTCCGGAACTTCGTCGTATTTCGTCACCTCAAGCTCTTCAGCCCCGGATAAAGCCTGAAATTGGGCCTCGTTAAGCTGCTCGATCTCTTGGTTTTCAAAGTGAAAATTGTCTTGGTGGGTGATCTTGAACACGCCATAGTGGCTGGTCAAGCTGTAGTGGACGAAATCATCGATCTGCTCGTCAATGTGCCCTTGAGTCCATAACTTGAACCGAATATATTCCTTGAGCTGCTGGGTCGCCACGTCGTCGTTCCCGTCGATCGTGAAGAAATCGCCATTGAAAATATCACCCAGAAAAGGCTTGATCCACTCGACCGTGTCAAACGCGACCGGCGCAACAGTGGTCGCCCATCCGGGCCGCTCGTTCCCGTAAGGATCGGCGTTGTAGATTGAATTAAATTTCTCGCGCTCTGGGCTCAATTGCTCTTGCAGCCGTTTCGCATCGTCGATCAGTGGCCGCAAAGCTGAAGTTAATTCTTGGTCTGAAATCATCGAACCCTCTGTTTATTTGTTTGGGTATCCGGTCGTTCCTTTCTTCCAGAATAACACACTCTTGCAGGTTTGACAAATAACGCTAAACAGCGAACGGGACGAAACCGGAATCTTGACCACCTTCAGAAAAGGCAGGCATCACCGGTTGGGCGAACGTCAAGCCCAGCGCATCGCCCCCATCAGGAGATCGAACGCCGCGCTTTTTCATGTCTTCTTTTGACTCAAGCAAATACTGCTGAACGTGGTTCCACTTGTACCCGGGCCCGCAAATATCGGTTTGTAAGCTGTCGTCGTCCGGGATGATCACCGGAAGCGCCGTGTCAGCCAACCAGTCCCGCATGTCGCCCCACATTTCAACCCGTTTGTTGTAATACCGCTCCGGATTGTAGACGTCACGATCTCCGAAATTGATCGGAGTCACGCGGTCGCCGAACGGCATAGTTCTCAACTGGTCGTATATCGGGCCGCCCAGACCGCCAATATCGATGAAGAGCCGATCAACCGGGTTCTTCTTCAGCTCCATCAGGAGTTTGACCTTGCCAACGATCAGGTTCGTGTCCGGGGTCAGGATATTTTCAAGCCCCCAAGCAACCCGCCCCTGCCGGTGAATGAAACTCGTCCGATCTCCGCCCCTTGCAGGATCAAGCCCCACGATGTGGGCGCCGCCCGGCAATATGTCAATGTTCTTCCGGGCCTTCAGCACAATATTCGGTTTGATGAAGCTGTCAACTCCGGTCATCTGGAAGGCTTCAGCCGCCGTGGCCGGGTACTCCTGCTTGAAAAGCTCGACGCCTCCGAGTTCCTTGATCTTCGCCCGACGCCACACAACATGCTCAAGCTTGCATCCGGTGCCCTTGTGGAGCTCTAGATATTCTTTCTCCTCCGCTGACATATCGAACCCAAGTGGCGCGTCCCTCTGATACTCTGCTTGCCAAAAGTACGGGATAAAGATCGCGATGTAGTCAGAGAGCCCCGCTTCTGCATCCTGCCACATTTCATGGAACATGTTGCCCATGCCCTTGGCCGTGGACTCAAAAATAATCTCTTGCGCCCCTTCGGCGGCCTGCATCAGTCCGGCCCGAATATCAACCGTGTTCTTCCAGACCGCAACCTCCGACCCGTGGAGCAGATCGATCGTGTCTGACCGGCCAACCTCACCAGATCCGGCGGTTCCCAGCGAATAGGCTGAGTCCAACAAATCAAAGACAAGCTCCCGTCTGTTGCTGTATTTCGTGTGCGGCTTGACTAGCGGGTTGTTGTGTTCGTGATACCGCTGCACCATCTTGAACAGATTATCTGTCGCGTCGTCCCGGTGAGTCAGAATAAACGTCTTCAGGCCCTCAGACTTCGTCGTCTTCCAGTAGTAACGACCGCCGATATAGGTTGACATTCCCTGCTGTCGTCCCTTCAGGATCAGCGCACGAACGCGCCCCGTCTCTAGTAGCTGCTCTTCCAGACGTTCGTGAGCGTATTTCTGGGCCCGGTTCAGGTTGAAAGGAAATATCTTGGTCTTCGTCCCGGCAACCTCTCGCGCCTCCTTACCCCTGATCTTCAGGCATTTTTCGGCGTAATGAGGGAAGTCATCCTTCAACCTCTGGAAGATCCGGCGTTCGTGAGCGTTCATCGGCTTGTGTTGCGGCTGCTTCATCGGTCGCTTGGCCCCTCATCGATCAAGTTAACCGCCTTTTCGATCTGCGCAAATACCTTGTCCAAAACGGCCCCCTCCTCCGGACGGGTAGCATAAAAAAGCTGATAGCATCCATCGAAGAAATCTTCCCGCACATCGGCAGGCACGGTTCGCCCCATCAAGAAAACAACCATCCGGACGGCAAGATCTGCCGTTACTGAAGCCTCAGTGAGTTGCCCTGTCATTTCGCTACGCATCGACGTCAACCATCAACCCGTCCTGTTCATACCGGGCGATGAACCACGCCACGACGGCCTTTTCTCCCTCTTCCCACTCTTCAGCCCCGCCGAATCCATAGTGCGACATCACGGCCTGAAGGGCAACAATACAGCTACAACTCGGGTCTTTGTTGGCTGAGATCGGAACCACCAGCTTGAGCTCTTCCGGGTTGTGGAGTTTGTCTTCCGTCCAGTCATGCAACCCGGCCGGGGGTAGAGATTCTTCGATCCAAGTGAATTTCCGGGCCTGCTCGATTTTCCGGGCCAGCCCCTCCGCTCGGGTGATGTTCTCGTTCAGGGGGGACAACCTCCGGCCCGACTCTTCCCCTTTGGCTTCCTCTTTGCCCTTTTCTTCGGCCTCCTTCAAGAATCCCCGGATCACCGCGTTCCTTTCCTCCTCTTCTCCGATCTGCCGTTTCCTTGCCTCCTCCTCAACCCGGGCCTGCCGTGCTCTGAGATTCTGCTCCATGACCAAATCAAAGCTTTCCTGCGCTGCCGTTCTGAGTCCTGCGAATAAATCGATCGCCATTCGTTCCCCCTTTTCCGTCAATCTAATTCCTTGAGATTGCGCTCGTACGCGCCGATCATCGCGTCCATTTCCAGCTTGTCAACAAACATCTTTTTAGTTTTCCCGAGCAATTCGAGCGCCTTGTTTGCGGCCCCGGCGTCCACTGGCTTTCCGGTCTCAGCGTGAATCTTCAAACATTGTTCAGCGTTCATTTTGAGCTTTGCCAGCACATAATCCGCTGTGATTTCCGTCCTAAGTTCCTGTTTCTTCAAGGCTTTAGTCAAAGCTTGCATTATTTGAGGTTTGCTGAGGTTATCACATCCAGTACGATAAGCAGTCTTCTTCGAGTACCCCGCCCGGATGGCCGCTTGAGTAGCATTTGAGTCAATAATATATTCAGCGACGAATTTCTGCTGTTTTGGGGTGAGCTCCCCTTTTTTTGCCATAATTTTATTTCCTCGACCTCATTCTGGGTCCCCGGCCCCCCGTAGGGGGAAATTTCAGGGCCAACGCCCCCCGCATACGCACACACGGGTTTAATAATATTAATAAAAGCTCAAGCACTCCCAGCGGGAGCCAGCGAGCTCTTCACTACTCCAACGGTTCACCCGCCAAATATCGAGCGATCAGGGCAGCATCAGCGCGGTCGTGATCTTTAACCCGCCTAAACAGATCGGCGTGGTCGGGATATAAACCAATTGCGGTTTTTCTGGCCGCATTTTTATCCTTGCCGAT